AGGTCACCTTTTATCGTTGTATCACCTACTGGACTCGCCCCATCTGCCACACCTAAAACGACTGGACCAGTGGCGATCAAATTTGCAATGGATGGAATGCTGACTGAACCATCAGGTGCTATTGTTATTGCTTCATGATGTGTAGTGCCATCATATGTATGGAAAGACATATTCCACTGTGGCGAGGGAGTAGTTGCTGTTTGTAATGCTTTAATATAACCAGAATTTTTTGAACCCACTGCGGAACCAGCAGCACCAATCTGTAGTATTGCATATTGGTTAAGTGAACTAGTAAGGCATCCGATTTCAACTCTTGTGCCACCGGCTTTTCCGATTCGTACTTGTGCGAGATTCGGATTACCGAGATGTTCGCCACCAGTGCCACCTTTACCAAAATATACCTCATTACTCCCTAAAGTCATTGCAGAATCAGTAGCGGTACCTGTTGGTTTAAATTTCAACTTATTTGTATATTTAATGCCACCGTTTTTAAGATAAAGGTCACCTTTATGAGATAAGAAATCACCTTCAGCAAGTGTTACACCAAAGTCGCTGTCATCAACTTCAGGGTCTAATCTGTAGTTTATATAAGTATTGGCAAAGTCGATGGTAGCACCGTTATTTCTGGGGTTATCAACGAATATTCCACCCTCAGTATCAAGTCCGTCATTTTTTAAATACATTCCATGATATTTTGGCCAAGGTTCCCCAGACTGTTGCATTTGATCAAGTTTAAACCAGTTTTGATCCACGGTATTGTGATCCAACGCGAGGTTATTATTAGTTTGATACCCCATTGTCTCGGTGTGGAGGTTTCTTGTCACAATTCCAGGGTGAGGAGGCGAGGCGAGGGTCCCAGTTGCGTCTTGGAAGGGTCTATTTCCCACTTTTGTTGGTAGATATTTTGCCATTTTATTTTCCTACTATATTTCTATTATTACTTTTATTTAGGTATAAAAAAGAGGGTGGAGTAGGACTCGACCCCCTTTAGAAATAAAACTTCAAACTAGAGAGGTGCTTGATAGGTCAGAGTTGTAATAGAAATACTATCGTTCGTACCTATACCGAGTGATGAGAGACTAATGTCCCCTCCTCCATCTGCTGCCCTAACAGTGCCAGAAAAAATAACCACATTATCACTATTTCTGACAAAAAATTTGTCAGCGGTGCCAGCGAGAGTGCTTAAATCAGGGTCCACTGGATTAGCAAGGCATTGTCCTGTGTTTGCACCGTCTGCTGCGGCATTTTTAAACGCAGTTGATACTGGCGTACTCTGAGGACCAGAAAATACTAGTGTTGCTATTAGTCCATCACCAGTGGTAGTCGGTGCAAGTGGCGTGTCACCGGCCGGTGCAGAGACTGCGCTAGTGGTGATAATTATTGTTCCGTTAGCTGCGGCAGTACCCGCATCGATTAGGTCGACAACTGTATTTGCAACGGTATTTCGAACTGAGGGTTGGTGTGCTATAGTCATATTAATCTCCTTTGAGATTTTTTAAATTTTTGATAAAGACAACCTTATCGTTTTTTTTTGATTGTCATTTGATTTGTTTTTGAGATTCAGACTTATTCTTTTCAAGATGCATTTTAAATTTGTCTGCTTGCTCTTTTGTTACAATTGTATCAATGGTGAACTCTTCAGTGGTTCCGTCTTTTCTAATTACTTGACCATATCCTTTCAATGTACCATTGTTACTTTTTACTTCTATACTCATCTATTTATACTCCTTCAATTTTACTATACTGGCCTAACTATTGTATCGGTAACTTGACCAGATACAAAGACCTTACCTTCAAGAACTCTTTCAACAACAGCAACACTGTTTTGATCATACTCAATTTCTATATCATAAACATATCTACGTTTGGTCAGTGTAGCGGTTTGCTGTGGAGTAAGACTAAAATTGATAATTCCATTTTGAGGTGGAGCATCAATGTTTGTCAAAAAATTCACAGCAGTATCACTATCTGAACTATATGTATGCTTCAGACTTCCTCTAACAAAGTAGTTTGATAAGTCTCTTTTACCACCGCTTACATCCAGCAGTTGTATCTGATACTTAACAGATGTACCTTGATCTACTTCTATATCTTCGTATTGTGCCATATATTTATATACTTCTATTAAATAGTTTTTCGGGACAATATTTTTCTTGTCTTCGTTTTTCTGATTCGAAATATTCTCTTGATTGGAATAGCATTCTGTTCAATGATATTCTGATAAATTATTAGAGTGATGCTTGAGGCAGTACACTCTATTGTTCCTGATGCGGTATGGTTTGCCAAAGTAAAAATCTCCCAAACATATTATTCTGATGACGGAAAGGTTCCACCGTTTAGGGTAATAATTGCTGCTCTTAATTCATTGATTGCACCAGCCACATCCTTTGCTGTCGTATCGACACTCGCAGATTGCATGGTGATTGTTCCATTAAATGTAGAATTAGCAATGACATTAAAGTTTGTAGTTGGATTAAATGTAATAGAACCACCCGCATTTGTGGTTAAAGAATTAGGATATTCCCAAGTTGAGACTGATGCAGAAGAATCGTATTTATTTATTAAAATAGTTGATGATGTAGTTGCACCATCGACAACACCAACAAACTCAACAAGTTTGGTCACCTGTTGGGTCATTGTATCGGTTGTTGTAAACAAGGGGTAATCTGATATTGCCATATTACTTCTCTAATATCTGTTTTAAAAGTGATTTAATATCTAACATCTCATCTTTGAGGGTTTCGATATCATTTTTTATTTTAGTAGTTTCTTGATTTTTTTCTAACTGATGTACCTTTCTTCTACGCGCAGAATTAATCTCATCGGTATTAGTATTTATAAAGGTTCCTCGCCCCACATCCTTTACAATATGGGGTTGTCCCTCAACTTTAGTATATTTGCTAGACATTATATTAAGGCAATAGCGCGAATTGATTTCAAGACAGGAATCTCACAACTGTTAGTAGAATTCATCACGACCTTTAATTGGAACGATGTGAAGTCTTGGTCTGTAAATCCGTTTACACCACCTATCAAGTACGCATACTCTGAGTACACAAGGTTTAGAATGTCGTATGTTCCTGCTTCAAATTTATTAGCAGGTGGTTCGTTCTGAGGTGATATCAATATCCAATCCACATCAAAGATTTCATCATCAGCATTTGCTAAACGATAGTAAAGTAAAATATTTGAAGATGGAGGTCTGTTCAAATCAAGAAAAACTTTAACTCCCTGTGCCGACTGCTCCAGAATTATAGGTTTAGTAATATGCTTTGACGGAACAGAACCAGATTTTGAGTTTGTTTCCTCAACATAGAAAAATGGTTTATTATTTACTTCATCAGGGGAATCTGCTGCCTCTAAGACTTGATTGTCTATCAAGAAATTCTGTAAAGTGAATGCACATTTCTGTAGGTCGATAATCGGAGACACATCGGATATATATCCGTCACTTTTCTCTTGAGCAGTTGTATTGCCGAATGAAGAACTTATTGTACTGTTCATAGCAGCAGATATTAGAAGTGACGGACCGTCCAATGCATTAGTCCCGGTTGGCAAAGTTGATGCCTCTTCCATATCGGGATTTGCCAGCATCTTTGGTTTTGCAAAATTTAATGGCATTATATTTGTAACGATAGGCATTTCACTTGCCGATTGCCTCCTAAATCTTGGGTCTTGTGTACCACTCAAAGAAAACTTAGACAAAGTATTACCAGAGGTAAAATTTCCACTATAGTTGGTACTTGTGCCTTGGAACTGTTTTGATGCAAAATTCATTTGAGCGCGATCAAAGTTAAATGCCCTATTACTCTTACACACCTTTTCACCGAATCCAACTTCTATCCCACCAGTGTTAAACGTACCACTAGAAAGTTTTACAAAGTATCCGTAAGCGTCTGGAGCATATGCATTATCAGCAGAATTCAGTCCACCAGCGACTACATTAGCAGCATCCATTATGACACTTCCCTGCACACCAAAGTATGATGTATTAGCAGTAAGTCCCGTAAGTCCTACCTTATCGCCAACACCTAATCCGTGTGCAAAATGATTAACACGGAAGTAACCCAGGCTGTTTGGGTCTATAGACAATAGGGGTTCGTTATGAAGATGCTTGGGAAGATTAGCATTAACAAAGTTTACGCGACCGCTTGCTTTGAATTTAGCAGTGTAAATCCTGTATGCTAAGTTCTGTTCTTGTTTTGGTGTCCATGTTGTACCATTCTGTGATAGAAACAGAGAACCCGATGAGGGTTGCTTATTGATTCTATGGGTAGTTTTACCAAGTACCAGTCCGTAAGTGGTGGAAATAAATGCCTCATAGTTATCACATTCTGCCAGCAACACAACTGCGTATTCCCTTCCACCTTCAATGTAAATGGGTTCTTCAAACTCAAAGGTTACTGGATTGGACAAAACATTCTCAAGTTTTTCAAGACCTCCCTCCATATTCTTTATAGTTTCGATTACGTTATAACAGTCATCAGCACGTTTATAAACCCTAAACTGTTCTGTAACAGGATGAGATTTAGGAAAACCTGCTTCCATTTCTCTTATTTGTAACTGGATAGGTATGGCAAGTTGGTCTCCATTGTTCGTAGAGGTCTGAGGGGCTCTCCTCAAGAATACATCTACCTTTGTTATGAATCCACCAGGAACTCCTTCGCGAGAATCGATTGAAAAAGATTGTGCCAGTGGGTCTTTTTTGTGGATAACATGACCTTGATTACCACTAGTTACTTCTTGTGTTGTTACAGACACAGTTCTGCTATAATAATTAGTTTGTTGCTGAACTACTATGTCGCCCTCTGATCGATATATCGCAGACGCTCTTGAAAGTGCATTTGCCTCATCTGCTCCTTGACCGCCAACGGGGGATACATCCAAAAGTTTTACATCTTTATTTCCACACCTGAACTTCCAACCGATGGTGTCATAGACAGCAGGGTCTTTTATACTGCTTGATGTTTCATTAGCTAGACGCTGTTGCTCTGCTATCCATCCTTCCCATTCTGCAAAGGTAGAAAATGCCCTACCATTGTTAGATGGGAGAGGAGCGGAGTTGGGAAGGAAAAATGAATAATAAATTTCCCCCTCTGGACTAGATATCAAGGTACTAGGAGTATCAGGGTGTTGGGTAATATTGACATCTACGGGAACATAAGTCTTTAGATGTTCACGATTATTTATTTTAGTTTGATATTCATTTTGCGTTAAAGATTTAGACCACTTTGAAACCTCAACATTATCAAAATATGGCCAATACCTTGTCTTGGGACGCAGACCTAGACATTTACAAAGTATAGGTCGCGACCTCATCCACGGATAAGATATAGCAATTTTATCCGATTTTGAACCAGTTTGTCGAGTAGAACTTCTCGAAGTTGTTTTAGTCCTTGTTTTAATAGTGTCTTGTTTAAAATTTCCCCAAGTCTGTTTGCCAAAGTCTCTAACATTCAACAGGAATGTCCAGTAATCAGCAACCTCTTTTGACATAGTATCAACTGTACTAGTATCAACGGGCAGCAACTTTTTCACACTACTGTTAGTAGATATTATATTCTTAGTTGGAAGATGAATATTATCACTGTAAAGGTCTTCCTCTGGTGATAATTTTAGACTACCCTCACCCATAAAAACATTAAAAGGATTGACATTATAATAACCGCTTTCTTCATAGTCTCTACCCCTATCCTTCCAAGAAATTGCTTCATTGATCATCGATGAGTCTAAGGTTTCGATATAATCTAAATATAAGGTATCGCCAAATCTTTTATAATTAGTGTTTCCACCACCAAGAGCGGCTATTACCATTGGATCTCCAGCGGGGTATCCATTCGCTACTGTTCCACCAGAATCAAACAACATCGATATGTTTTCGATTGCATTTTTAGGTTCAATGGCGTATTGATTGTCTCCTAATTGAAGAAGCGTTTCATGAACAAAGGATTTGTCTTCAATAAAATTAGCAGTCTCAGTAGAGGCTGTAAGGGCGAGTCCATTTTGAAAATCATCAACAAAGAATCCAGTCTTTGAACGAACCCCTCCGTCACCGTCAATTTCAACTAGTTGTGCGGCAGACGACTCCAAGAATGACAGGGATACTGTTTCCTCCAACTGATCCACGCGACTTTCCAAATTTTCAATATCTTTCATAGTGAATCGTTTATAAGTATGCGGAATTATAGTAATATCTGTAGGACTAATAGTATTACCACCATAATTAATACTAAAAAGAATCATTTCGTTTGGTGCAGGTGGTTTTGGGTTAGGACTAAGTTCTTCTTCACCTGTTATAATTCTGATGTCTGCTTGACGAGTATCGTCAGTGTACCCAAGTGATAAATTATCAATTCTTCGGTTATAAAACTCCACATCATAGACTATCTGTCCTCCATCTTTTGGAAGTTTGAACCTATCATCGACAGACATAGTTGCCGCTTCTGGGTCTAAGATAGAACGGAAGTCAAAATAATTTCTAAGGTCATAACGAATGCCATTACGCGATGAGTTATATGTTGGTATATCAGAGTATGAAAATATAGGGTCTGTATCTGTTCCTACTGTAGTAAGTCGATAAGAACTCGCACAAAGGAAATCACCAGTACCTTGCCAATCAAAGTACTCTATTTTTGCCCAGATCTGGGTTATACCTGCACCAAGTTGACCACGCTTTATTACAATGGGACTATAGAAGTTATCTCGTTGACCTCCGTCAAATTCTACTAAGTCTGATAAATCAGTACCGCCTGTTGCTCCCGTTGCAGTGCGAGCTGAGATTAATCTAACACCATCATATTTTTTAGTTGCTAACGTGAAGTCGGAGGTTGCTGAACTAGCAGTCCATTGTTCATATCCACTTCTTTTGAAGTGTTTCATTTTTGGTGTTGCTGCGTTATTGCGAGCATAGGCAAATATAGTATAGTTCTTGGTCTGATTGTCAGCGTTATTAGGGAATGCAATAGTTGCCCCCGATCCACTAATGGTAACTTGACTCTGAGTTATGCCTGAACATACGTCACTAAATCTGTTTATAGCAAACCATTCTAGAACATTTTCAAAAGTGTTGGATGTACCTGCATCAATTGAAGCGACAGAACCTGAGTTTGTAGTGACGTTGAAGTATCTTTGTGAAGTAAAACTAACATCAGAAATGGACTTAACTCTTCCTCCAGGAATTTCAAAAAGAGAGGAGTTTACTTCTGGGTCTACAATGTAAGTGTTTGATTCACTGCCGCCAGGGACAGCATCTTGGGTAATTGGAAATCCAATTGTGGGATCACTTCCTATGAACTCTACATCACGAAAGTTCGTATTAGTATTCATCCTTATATCGTAAAGATAAACTTGAATTCCTCTAGGTGAACTGGTAATAAATCTTTTAAAAGATTTGATTCTAGTTGTCCCAATCACCGCAGGCGCATCGTTATATAAATTAAATGTTTGTTGGAGTTCAATATTACCAGCAGAAGGATATTTTCCCATCCCAGCATCGGCCACTGAACTATTATCCACAGGAACAAAGTTTCTATATTCAACAGTTGTTGAGGTATCAGTTAATGTTGTAATACTCACTGGTTTTAAAATTTGATAGTCTGAATCAAACCCCTGTACTAATCTATACCCATCAACAAATGCTGTTGCCTCCCCCCTAGAAGACAGTCCTTCTACTGTCATTGTAACGGTTGATAGAGTATTACCAGGTTGAAAACTAACACCAAATGGATTTACAATAAAGTCTCCATTGGTATCAAACTGGCGTACTGCCATACGATTTTCAACTTCATTAAAACTATTAGTAGGAGTTTTCTCTTTTACCAACTGACCGTCTTTTATTGTTGCGAATGGCATAAAATCTAATGGATCAGCAACTTCTTTCTTTGTAGTGAGTTCTAGTCGTATACGATATCGGTCTGCGCCAGGAGATGCCAAGTTAGGTACAGCACCTTGATTATCATAAAGACTAGTGTCATCTTCTACAGTGATGATATCTTGAATAACTCTAAAACCAATATCAACATTAGGAAATGGGTCGTATGGGGATACAACAATTTGTTGAGAGGGTGCGAAAACAAAATGACCTTGTGTATAAAATGTGCTTGCTTGTATACCAATAAGAAAACCTTGACCAGTTGGTAGGGGAGCAACTCCAGAACGAGTTTCAACTAACAAGTCATCAAGTGGTGAAAATTGATTTGTATCAGATAATGTAACGCCTTCAGCAAACTTCAGTATAGAACCTTGCTCATCAGAGCTTGAACCTGATGCCTGTTGATTTGCGGAAACATAATTTCCATAAAGTGTTGCGTATGATTCTCCATCAACTGCATCTACTGCAAATGAGACAGTAAATTCTAATCCACCATGAAGATTGGCAATTGCTGGGGACTTTAAAGTCTTACCCAAATACCTTTTAATAGAAGCGTTTCCTAGAGCAGTTGTATTAACAAGTACATATTCAGTCTGCTCTGCTGTACTGCCAGTACCACTGGTTGGTGCGCCATCTTGAAAATAGTTATCTGCAAACTTACTAACCTGATTCTGTAAAATACTCTGTAACTGAGTCAGTTCTCTTGCTTGAAGATAACGAGAACTATTAAAAAGTATCTGATGGAAACCAGAACTGTCTGCGTAATCATCATGGTAGACATCTCTAATAGTCTGTTCTGTATAATCATTCGGCATTGTTTGTATCCTTTATAAATCTATAATTATTTTAATGTCTTCAGTTTGGTCAACATCTCGTTCAATGGCAACCCTATTATCTATATATAAAACTTTGCCTGAGAAGTTGTTCATATCTGATGCTCTTAACATCGGATTTGGTGAAACATCGGGATCTGAAAAGGCAGATTGTGTACCAATTTTTAAAGTTTCTTGTTGCTCAGTGAATCGCTCCCAACCAGTATTTGAATTCTGATGACAATGTACAATTCCCGCAGTGTCACTGACCTTTTCATAATAGTCAACTGCTGCTCTTTTGTAGGGATTGGCAACTTCAAAAACTTCCGCATCTTGGGCGATAGATGTTTCGTCAAAAGTGGTATCGACAGTAACATGCAACTTTTTCATAGCATCAAATCTTTCTCTGGTGAGAAGTTTTGGATTTTCAATCGCAGAGTCTGATATAGGATTTCGCACCAGACCTATTTGACGAAAATCGTTACGGACATTAAAAGTCTTATATTCATTACCGACAAGTCGTGATGTGTACATAATGGAAGATGAGTTTAAATTTTTCCTTGGATCGGCACCCAACCCACCCGAATCTAAACACACCATTGGGCGAAAGACTGCGCCTCTTCCTGCCACGCCTTTAACTTCATCCGAATCACTATTTCGCGTCAATCTTACCCATGTGCTTTTATCATAGTGAGAACCAAAGGCAAAATCATCCGTATTAATAAATTTACTTTTCATAACACATCTGAATATTTTACCATTTACATCGGTTTCTGCATATGCTTTTGCAATGGTTGAATTAATTGGGCGAAAAGCACTTGGGTGTACGAAGAGACTCATTTTGGCGTTTGGTGGATATCCTATCCCACCACTATCTACTGCAATGCCAATTAATTCTCCTGGCAATGCTTCTCCTTGTAGAATTTTTTGCTCTGCCCTTGATGCTGATAGGTCGCCAGGGTTTTGTCCGTCAACTTCGTCTGCGTTTGGTACACGCTCCACTGGAATGTAGTTTGAGGTAAGGTATCTTCGGGCGGTGAAAACACCAACGTTGTACATAAACTTCCATGCATATCCATCTCCACTAGAGAATACTTCACTGGTAGTTCCTGTTGGTTTAGTTATTGAGTTTTTAACAACTCCGTTAATTGTTTTCCCTTGTTCTACGCAGATGTAAACATTATTCTGATCAGTGATTACATAGTAAGAACCAGAGATATCATTGAGAGTCCCAAAGGTTGTGTCCGAACTATATTTATTATCCCAAGCAGTATAAATTGATCCTGGCGACCAATTAACGCGAGGAATAACATATGATACATCCTCAACTTTTTTTCCAGATTGTATTGATGATTGAAATTCTAAAGTATCAGCAGTTGATGGATTAGGTAATGGAGCAATTCCAATACTAGTCCACTGCTCCCCCTTTCCAATAACTATATAATGATTATCTGGAGCAACTGCTGGAACATCTCCTTTAGAGAGTTTCCCAGTATACGATGCATATAGTTGTTCAAGTATAGTTTGTTTCAGACTATCTGTTATTGTTGTAGACATTTTTTATTCCTTTACCAGAAGTTTTCTATTTTAATAAAGCACGAATCACCAGCAGATAGTGCGCTATCACCATATATTGTAGGAGGGGTATTTACCGAAAAATACCAGTAGTCTGAATCATGAGGTTTAAATTTATATGCAGTAGGAAATCTTTGACCAGTGGGTGGTATACCGTCAGCTAGTATAGGATTAGATATAGTTTTATAATATAGATATCCACTATATATTCCTACAATTTTATAAGATGAGAGTGATTTATCAGAACGTGCTACTCCATTACTATCTTGTCTTTTATACATAGTCAAGTTGGTAAGTGTGGTGACAGAGTCGTATTGGTCAGGGGTGGTATTAGCGTTAAAATTCTTCTGAACTGTAGTAGTTCTTTTTTCGCCTAACTGGTCGGTCTGCGAAATACGAAAGTTATCAATATTGTACATAGTATCTGTGGGTTGTGCGCCAGAAGAAGTAGTAACCTGTCCTGCGGATGGTTCAGCGAATGCAGTATCCACCGAACCCACCACAAACGATCTTCCTGGCCATTTCTCTGAACTGTTATAAGTAGACTGCCAAAGTTCAGAGAAATTATCATTTATTTTATCTGCGGCATCACGCAGACTATCACCAGTGCCATCGTTAGCAGACGCTCCTTTCGAAATGGTCTTTTGTGTTGGTATTCTCATTAGTTTAATCTCGTATTTTATTTTATATGTGTTTATTTATAATCTTAATGAACATAAAATATCAATGGAAGTAATATTAATCATCAAATGGATAGACAACGGAGTCTGGCATCCATATGGACTTGTAGTCTTCAGCTTCGAGATCTATGTCAGGTACAGTGTACGCTATCCATGAAGCATCTTCTACATTGGTAAAGTCGCCCGGGGTTGAGAATATATCTCTCTCCCTGCGGTGGTAGAATTTATCTGTCTGCGACCTTTGTCCAACGGGGGTCATAGCAGGTAGTGGTGCGGCAAGATTTGGATCTGCGTTTCCCGCCTCATCTAATTGTATATTATTCCCATCAGAGAAAAATACTGTCATACTAAATATTGATCTTGGCCATCTTTGTTTACTACCAGACCCAGCTACATTTGTTTCTACGCTCCACCGGGTTTCCCTTACCTTAACACCTTGCTCGTTATAATATTCTCGACTCACAATCTCAACACCAATTTTTGGGTATAGTGGGGTCCGACCTTCAACGAATATCGGTTCACCAAGTGCGTTAGTCGGGTAAGTTGGGTACGTATCTAGGTAATCTGCATCTGCAATGTAAATATCATCTTGCTCATAATACGCCCGATATTTAAGATAACTTGCATCGTTAGTGGACTTCATTTTGTAAAGTTGCATGCGACTTACTATACCATTATGATCATAGTCATACTCATATTCAATAAGCCCATTAGTATATTTGCATTTTTTAATAAGACCCTTTTCTAACTTATTACCAAATTGGTCAAGTTGGGTAGTATCAAAATCCTGATATTCATATTTAGAGGTTATTGTCTTATACGAGGTCTCTATCTGCAACGCCTCCGATTCGCTCACCACGTTGCCAGCCGATGTAGTCCAAACTTCGGTTGTCCAAGAAAAATCGGCTGGAGTAGATGATAATACTTCTAAGTTTGTCGAAACTGTTATGTTAGCATTATTACTTGGAATGCCCTCTAAGTTTCCATTTTCAACTGCTGTAGCATAATAAGTTCCAGTGGTTGAGATGGAATAAGTGGTGCCAGCGAGATATAATATAGGATCATTTGAAGCATCCACTATAACATTACCATCTTTATAAAAATAATATCCCTTTATTTCTAGACTATTCTCTCCAGGAATTAGTTCGTACCCACCACTTACTTTCGCCCTAAAATACGGTGGGTCTGGAAGTCTAACAACCGCAAAATATGCGTCTGTCTGTCTCTGATTTAGTAATGGTCCTGAACCAATAAATCCGGGCAAGTTGGGTGGGAACGGTTGATAATTACCACTTTTCAACATATGATTAGGAATTCCGTATCGGTACTTTATTTCTTCTTCTGTAAGAATACGACTTGTTAGGTCATTAATAATTTCCCCAATAGCAATTCCTCCTTTTCGGGTTCCATATTTTCCGCGATTTAGGTTCATAAAAGAATCCCCATTTAAGGAATTATATCCGATAACTTCCGTATCCTTGGTCAAATCGTACTCGACTTTTTTACCAGTACTGGGATCGATCCCATCTACATACAGATTCCCAGTACTGGGATCAATCGCCTCTGTAGGGTCTGGCCATCCTAAACTTTTTAATGTTGTACCGTCTGGGTATTTATCTAAGTTACCGCGCAGAAAAGTACCATTTCCACCCCCCAATCCCAAGGTGCTGGCACTTCTTATAGTCTTACCATTTCTGATATCAAAGTTGCTTACAAAACAAACCTTTGTTCCGTCTGGACTACCTTTACCGTCAGCATCCCATTCCTCTGACTTATCTCCGTTGTTAGTGCCACCTGTTGTGAGTAAGGGATATATTATTCGTGTACGAGGATTAGAAACTACTCTAGAACTACCAGCACGAATATCTATAACCCTACCCTTACTAACCATCCATCGACCACTAGGTCCAGCAGCACCAGGGTCTGAAACTCTATTATTTGCAAGAAGCTCTATATTACTTGGATATGGTTCGTTATACTTACGTCCATTTAGTTGTGCATTTCCTAATACCATATATTCGCCATCACCAGTCCAATTTGGGTGACCCGTAAACTGCAAGACAGATGCTACTTCAAGAGTAAGAGGTAAGTTGGTATCGCTTTCGGTAAACCAACTTCGACTTCTCTCAAAGGGAAAGTCACCTCTCTGGGACCGTCGATATGTTCTGTTATTCACATACTCATCGACTCTCTTTTTATTCCTCATTAAAACAATATCATAAAATCTGTTAGGAATAGGTCGTCTAGCACCAGGAGAAGTTGAAACCACCCTGTTGGGTTCAGTCCCTGTATCTGGTGCTATTCTTGTGACAGTCTTACTGCCATCTGTAAGCAATCTAACGGCATAATACTCTGTAAGTGCTGGTGGAGCAGGGTTGTTTGGACCTAGTCGATCAGGCTCTTGTGTGGAAGGTCGTACACGTTGTATACCATAAAGAACGGTATCGTCACGGTTACACTCGCCCAAATTTTCAACACCATGACCTATAGTGGTAAGAGTGCCAGTATCTGCATCATACTTCTTGACATCCATGCCAGATGGAGAAGTTGTAGTAAATGTAAAAGTCTCATCGCCATTACCATCTTCTGTTATTCCAGTATAATGGGAATAAAAAAGTGTGTTTGATGTCTTTGCCCAACGGGGATCGATCCCCTGCCCTACATATATTTCTGTACCACCTTTATTGTAAAGGTCTACCACTCTTATTTGTCTTTGAGGTTTCTCCTGCGAGAAAGAACCATAGTCCGTTGGGAATTTATTGAGGCAGATATATCGCCCATCATAACTCCAACACTCAGTGTTGAAGTAGTTAGCATAATGTCTCATAGTCGGATCAGGTGTCAACAAAAACATCTTCCCATTATCATTGTGCGGAAAACGTGCAGCTAGATCGGGGTCTCGAAATTCTTGAACGGAAGGAGGACCGTTATAGAATTTTGCAATGTCAGAACTCATTGAGCTTAGTTCACCTACAATGCCAGTATTAATAGTAAAACTTCCGTCACCAATTTTGAGAACATATTCTTTACCACCTTCAGAAGATAAATCAGGTGGTTCTACGACATCATCAACGTATTCTTGTAGAACGGAGGTTCCCCCTACATAAGTCATCAACACATAGAAATTGGGGTCATTTGACTTGAAGGTGCTATGTCCGGAACTCATTGAGCTTAGGTCACCTACAATGCCAGTATTAATGGTAAGGCGTGGGTTCAAAATTGTCTCTGCGGTAACTGTGCTTATGTTAGAATATAATACATCTCCAGATGATGTAATAATTCTTTTAGCGACACCCGAACTTGTCGATAATCCTGAAGATAATACATCTCCAGATGATATAATAATTCTTTCAGCGTCACCCGAACTTGCTGATAATCCTGAAGACATCTCTGCTGACAAGGAGTTAACAGTTCTTTGTATTATCGCATTAATAAGTGATGCAGTTGTGCTTTCTAGGTCGGAAGATATATTAAAAATATGGGTCGCGGTGCCAGAAGAAGATGATAAAGATGAACTAAGTATCGATAGACCTATACTGTATGCAGGAGGTTGTTCTCTTCCTGGCCTTTCGGGGCGAAAGTCTAACTCATCACCAAGAATGTTATTTCCGTAACAGTCAGAGTCCACTTGCAACCAGTGGTTCTCATCCATAGTGTTGATGGTGTTAGAGAAATCAGTA